CATCACTTTGGAAGTTCCGAGTGAAAAAGAACTCCGTTCTCACATCGACACCGCCCAAGAGTTGGGACTGTTCAGTGGCACTGTCCATGATCCTACGTACCCGGTCAGGGATGGGAAGATTACTCACTTGATCCCAGTTGACACATGTGGTTATATCTTTGTGTCGGACCCGGAAAACCTTCCAAGCGCAACCCGGCAACTTAGTCTACATCCATAGGAGGACCCGACATGCTGACCGAAGAAAAGATACTCCAAATTGAAGCAGCTTTGACAGATGCGTCTGCGGAGTCTCGTGTGTATATCGGATGTGACTCTGATCGCTTCCGGGGCAAAGACGGAAACTGGCATGCTTCTTACACAACCGCTGTTGTTGTTCACAACATCGACAGTCAAGGAATTGGACACGGTGCCAAGGTATTCATCTGTACGGAACGTATGATCGACTACGATCAAAAGAAGAACCGTCCGATGATGCGTATGATGAACGAAGCCTACAAAACGGCTGAGGCGTACCAACAACTCGAAGAAGCGCTGCTTGAATTCGATGTTGAAGTCCACCTCGACATCAACGACGATCCAAAGCACGGTTCCAACTGTGCACACGGCTCTGCGGTCGGGTATCTGAAAGGCGTAACCGGGCGTCCGGTGCGTACAAAGCCTGATGCGTTTGCGGCTTCTTATGTTGCTGACCACGGCGTACGCGGCAAGTTCTCTCGGAACTCTGCGCAATATTAAAATTTGGATGGTGATCTCGGCTGGGCTGAGGACTGTTTCGAAAGCAGATCGACCCCTAACGGGGTTGGGGTTCAATTCCTCCGCCATCCGCCATACGTTTTCTGCATAGCGGCATTGTCTCCGTATCTATTGTGCACACGCAGCATTTGAGTATACTCCAACTATCAAAGGAGAACTCAAATGCTCAAACGTATTCATACTTTTATCGCCCGCTCACGCATGCGCTCTGTACTTCATTCGATGAGTGATCGCGAACTCAAAGACATTGGGATCAATCGCGGTGACATCAATCGTATGGCGGATGAAATGGTAGGCGCATAAGTCCTCGCCGGTGGATTACCGGGCTCGGCCTCCTAAGCCTATGCACGAAGGTTCGATTCCTTCCGGGGACGCCACACCGTTCCGCATTGAATTGTTTTGGTTACTGTGCTAGATTGCGCAAAACAGACAAGGAGCGGATATGTCCACTTATACACTTGGTGAGAATATCACCAGCACAGCAAAAACCGATGCCCAACCTGTTGAGGCGGGCATCTACATGGTTGCGGCGTCAGCCGAAGGCACCATTTCTGAGCCTTTGTCTATGGATTCGACAAAGATCATCGTTCTGCCTGACTGCGCCGTTTCGGTCTCTGTCGGAAACCTCGGACGGATCGGCGGAGCCAATGTGGCACTGACTCGCATGGGCGATGTGACAGGCTACATCCAACCAGATGAAGTCGTCGCCATCCCTCCAATTGATGGACCAGTTGACGTAGCATAACTTTAACGCCCCCAAAGCATAAATGGTGATGCACCGGTTTTGTACTCCGGTTAAGCTGGTTCGATTCCGGCTGGGGGCTCCAACAAACAGGCTATAGCTCAGAGGAAGAGTGCTCGGTCGGGAACCGAGAGGTCACTGGTTCGATCCCAGTTAGCCTGACCAAACATACGTTCAGAACAACCCTCCTGCACGACCGTTATAGGCGAAAGCCTTGACATGTGCCATTTTATCCATAAAGTGTGGCTCATGAGTAGCTCAATTCCAAATCCTATCACGCGTGCTGAAATGGCAGTACCGTTTCGTGCTTCCCCTGTATTGCACCCTGACTATACGTACTGGGCACCTTACTGGGAAATGATCCGCGACGCGGAGATCGGTGAAATCGAAGTGAAGCGCAAGGGGGAGAAGTATCTCCCACGTCAAGCCACACACGATGTAAATCAATACAAGTCTTATTTGCGCCGGTCTGTTTTTTACAACATGACTGCGCGTACTTTGAATGCGTTGTACGGAACTGTTTTCCGCCGCGTTCCAAAAATCGCAGGACTTTCCGAAAAACTCAAGAAAGCTTCAAAGCGCATCACCAAAGAAGGGATGTCTCTTCACCTGATGACAAAAACTGTTGTCAAGGAAGTGCTGGCTGTTGGGCGCTACGGTATGCTGGTTGATGCCGATCCAGAAGGTGTGGGTAACCCATACATTGCGTGCTACACGGCAGAAAACATTCTTGATTGGCAGATGTCCGAAGTCAACGGCGAATGGGTTCTTTCTAAAGTGACGCTTCGTGAAATTTACTATGACCGTGAAGGGCACTGGTCACCATATCAGTACAATGCCCGTTTCCGCGTGCTTGTTCTGGAAGAAGACGAAGACGGGTCGTTGGTTTACAGTCAAGTCGTTTACGAAGACCAAGACCACTCTGCGGCAATCCCAGACACAGATTCTGCTCCAAATGAGATCGTCACACCGACTGTTCGGGGACGTCCTCTGAGCTACATTCCGTTTATCGTCATTGGGCCGTTCACAAACTATCCTGATGTACAAAAGCCGCCGATGATGGACATCGCGACTTTGAACTTCTCCCACTACATGTCTTATGCCCAGCTTGAGCAGGCCCTGTTCTATACAGGTAGCCCAATCTTTACTGTGCAGAATGACTCAAGCCAAGATCAAGGCACATACGAAGTTGGCCCTGATGTTGTCTGGATTTTGGACAAGGATGAAGAAGCGAAGCTTTTGGAATTCAACGGACGGGGGTTGCAGCACCTTGAAAACGCCTTGCGTTCCAAGGAAGGCCAGATCGCATCCATTGGCGGACGTATGATGCCGGGGTCCAGCCGGGGTGCCGCAGAGTCGGATAACTCCCTCGTTATGCAAGAACGCAACGAGCAAACTCTTCTTTTGAACATTGCTGACACTGTTGATGAGGGTGTCACCCAAATTCTCAAGTGGTGGGCTGATTGGACCAATGCGTCCAAAGCCATCATGGATTCCATCACGTTCGAACTTAACCGCGACTTTTTGATTAAAGACGCGGGCGCTCGTGAATTCCGTGCTATTCACCAAATGTACGCAGATGGCGTTATCCCGCTCGAAGTTGTTTATGACTATTTGAAGCGTGCGGAAGTGATCCCAGAGTGGATGGACGAAGGCGAATACGCAGCACTGTTGAAAGACAGCAAGCAATTCCCGAACATGGTAGATGTTCTGGCACGCATGAAGAGTTTTCCTGACGCGAAAACATTCCACGAATATAAGATGGCAAAAGAAGAGTTCAATCGGACAGCTACAGATGTTCCGGGTTCTCCAAACGAGCCAGATAACCCCGGCGTCCAGAAGCAGACACGTGATGCACGTGCTCTTGCAGACCAAAACAAGAAGAAAGAAGAAGACGATGAGCAAGAAAGCTGATCGTCTCTCAAAAATCGAAGATAGTCTCGAAGAGATTGCACAGCTACTGCGTCTTCTCCTTGCTCGCGGCTTGAATGATGCGGTGCCGGATGTTCCTGCGCCGGTTAACCCTTACATTCCCCCTCTAACACCTGTCGATCCAATGCGCCCATGGCAACCCCCAACATTGCCTGCGGTACCCGATCTTGATCGCGGAACAACTTGCCCTCGCTGCGGAATGACTTTCCGTGGCGTAACCGGTTATGTCTGCCAAGAACCTAAGTGTCCATCAGGGCTGGGGCCAATTACGTGTTGAAACTATGACAAAAAAAGTGACCGGCGTTAATCCAGACTACGCCGATTATGCCGAACTCGATACAGACGCGCTTGATGCGGTTGAAGAGTTTATGGACGGACAGATTTCATACGACGAGCTTAAAAACTTGGTCGGAGTTGAAGCTGCTACTGTTCTTAAAGAAATCCACTTCGGAAAAGACGATCCCGAATCATATTTCGACGACCCAGAATCGTTGTAAATAAAAAAGTTTAGGGGTGACCCGTTTTAGTGCTATACCTTGACAAATATAGCAC